ATGGCAGCGTGTCCCCAGGATGATATTCATCACCCCATACATCTTCACGAGTCATAGCAATGCCAATATCGTGTTTCCATTCGTGAGGGATGTTCAAAGCTGATATTTGCTCAAAGTGGTGATTGAGTTTGATGATTTTTGATACGATTTGACCGCTTTTTGATGTCTCATCAGCGCAGATCATACCATCCTCAACATCAATACAACCTTCTTTCGTTCTCGAATCCCAACACAATAGGTGTCCATCAGAGTTCTCGTGAATCTCCAATTCGATAGCAGGACCTTCAGCTCCATAGTAGGTGTAGTTGTCCTGATCAACAGCATCACAATGTCGATGGAGAGAGAAATTCTTTCCTTCGGCATCGACAAATATGTCAGATGCGTGGTTCTCTGACCAAACGCAACCGGTGAAGGTTGGAACGGTCGTAACGGTTATGAGCCCGGCACCACGAAGGTATGTAATGGCCGTAGGAATATCCTGAACACCATTCACAGTACACCAATATACTGCTTCTTCTCCATTTTCAAACGGAGCATAATCCAATGTGTGAGAGCGCGTGCCTGCATCCTTATTGTCCAAGCGGATTGCATAGTTGATTCCACCAGACTTGAAAATGAACAAACAATCTGCATCGAAGTAGCAATTCAGGAATATATCCGTTTGGTAGTCATCCACGAAGATGTCAAAATTCGAGAATAGACATTTCTGGAATCGTGCAGCTACTGTGATATATTTTCGTGTGCTACGGCGATCACGGTGCCCAGTGGACAGCTTGCAGTCATAGAATGTGCACTGCGAGTCATAGCCACTCGTGCAGCTTGACAGCACGCACTTGCAGTTCGGGCTGCTTCGCAACATCTTCGCAAAAATCAATCGGCTTTGTCCGTTCGACCCGATATGACCACGGAACGATTGGCAGCGCCACATCTTGACAGAGCCAGAGGCGACCCCCCACGCATTGCTCGCAGCGCTCACATTGAACACATTGTTCGCACGGCCCACACCAGCGAGGAACGCACGTTTATCACGATCGTAGCCATTCGGATATAGCTGAGAATATGAAGGGTCCCATTCGCGAAAACAATTTGTGAGCCACATATTTGTATATGCTGCTGCATACATAGGGATGTTCTTTCCTTCACCGTCATACCATGCCGCCCCTGCGTAGTCAGGAACAAGCGTTACATCATGGTTAAATACGACATCGCCACGGATTGGGCCAACGCACACAATTTTGGTAGGATAAACCTTGTGTTTGCTGTACGTACCATAGTATGCTTCATCGAGGGTCTGGTAAGGTTTCTCACGCGTACCATCTTTCTCGTTATCACCAAACGAACCGTCAAGATAGACGGTGTTCTTTCCTTCTACACTGGTCGGAGCAGTGCGCCAAATTCTTGTTTTTGCCATAATTATTCGTAATAAATACTGATTCCAGCAATGGTGCTGGTGTTTACTTTACTAATTGTCCAGATCAACTGAGCAAGGTATGCAGCAGAAATGCCGTTCTCACCTTCTTCCGGTTCCCAGTATGCAATCTTCAACTTGGTAACAGGATCTATGCCACCATCGGTCAGACTGAGCGTCTGGTAGCCATTGTTGATGATGGCAAGAGTCAACGATCCTACATTGAGGGTCTGAATCCTCTTGATGACAATACCAGTCTTCTTGTACTGGGTTTCTGTAGCCATGGTAGAGTCTTTCCCTTCAAAGTTGATGTCATACGACTTATTGAAGTCAACAGTCTTCTGAAGCACCTCATTGATCGCAGCAGGAATGGTCTTAGCGTTCGTTTGAAGGGAATTGTCAGATACAGACTGCTTCTGCTCCATGGCAGCGTGAATGACCTTGTTCTGCACAGGGTTCTCGCTCGATCCGGATAGTTCTGTGTCAACTTCAACCTTGCTTCCGGCATTCTTTAATGCCTCAGCAATCACCTTGTTCTGCACCGGGTTCTCGGAGGTGTCGGACAGTTCGCTATCCACTTCCACCTTGAACTCATCGATGTTGGTGATGTCATCGAGGGTGTGAGTGTGATTTCGGTCTGCCTTTCCGGCAATGAGAGTTGTCATACCTTCAAGCAGATCAGCGAGACCGGCAATGTCCGATGCTGCGTGCGTATGCAGCACATCTGCCTTCGCATTAAGATACGTTAGCAGGTTCTCTATGGCATTCACCGGGATGGTGTCGTTCTTATGCCAATACGAGTCGATCCAGGAGGCGAAATGGCTCTCCAGTGGATAAAGTCCTTTCTTGAACCAGGACTTCAATTGTTCACGTGTTGCTGTTGCCATATTACTTTACTTTGATGATATAGTTCATAACGATAAACGGAGGACGGTTCTCGTGAGCTTCGCCACCACCTCTTGCCTTAAATTGCACAGTATGAGTATGTGAACCATCACCTTTTACATACAAATCTGAGTAAATGTTGGAATCTGTCTCCGTGTAGTCAGGTCGTTTATGTCCATCTCCATAATTCTTATCGTTGAGTTCTATAGAGTGTAAGTGGGAACCACCTCCGATTTGAACATCCTTATCAACGTTCGACTTATCTTTATCGTGGTTGTGCTTTGGCATTTGAGACTCCGTCAAAGCCACCGAGTTTGCACCACCCTTATCTCCTAATTTATTGTAGTTGTTCGCCCCAAAACCGGCTACGAAACATCCTTGCATGTTTGGAATCTTGAACTGGTTTCCACTTGACCAACCATCGTACGTATGCCCAATCCAATCAAAGAGTTCTTGATACTCAGAGATACTCAGAGTCGATCCATCGCACTTCTTCCAGTTCATAGGGATGTCATTCCCTGGCCACATAACGATAGAACCAACCGGTGATGGCTGAAGACTGGCTATCTTGCTCTCGAGAGCATCTATCTTCGTCTTCAGGGCTCTGTTCGTGCGCTCATCGAGTGCCACGAAGTCATCCCAACTATACTGTTCCGTTCCAAGTCCCGGCATCAGCATACGTTCCTCGTATGCGTTTGGGTAAGGGTCAGCATCTGCCGTTACCGATATTGCCGTCTTGTGAAGATACATTCCGTTTTGTACTGCGCCTCCACCAAAGTACAAGACCTCTCCGGCTGGGAAGTCAGTTGTCTTCAGGAACACATATCCATCCGAACGCGTTGTACCTGCTGAGTTAGGCGTGCAACCATAAAGGATGGTTTTGTCACCGGCGATATTACCGAGTATCTCTACCATCTGTCTGTTGTCTTGGATGTACTCCAGCGTTTCACAATCGAGCGGAAATTTGTTGTTGCTCTGAGCTGTGTAGTTTGCATTGATTTTTTTGATCTTTTTCATATCACATGTATGTTATAGTGTAACGTTTTGATGCGAGTTTGTACTGATCGACAATCGCTCTCATTCTGGTCTCATCAATTTGCCCTCGTAGAGCTGCCGGGCATACAACCACAAAGTCAAATCCATTGCTGCTGCCGAAACCACGCTTGCTAATGAGCAGTGCACCACCTGTAGTCGTTACAGCCCTTGGTCGAGCCATCAAGAATCGCCCTGTGGCTCGTTCGTGCAGATAGAGAGACTTCTGAGGCTCCAAGTCCTCGATGGTGATACGTCTTTGACCAGAATCGAACATATCATTAAGGACGGCTCTCAAATGGCACACCTGGCCATTGTGTCGAAGTCGATAGTTTGTTTCCTCTCTGTAGTTATCAAAGGCCTTCGCCATCCGGCTGATGGGAGATATGAGCAGGTACTGATAGGCCATGTGTAGCTGCTTGCGCAGCACAATGGGAGTGAGCATCAGCGCCAACTTCTTATAGTCGATGTCATATCTGATCATATCTTATTTGCTTTTAGGTTTAGCACAATTCTGTTTGCCTTGAAGTAGCCGGCATCCGGTACTACAATAGCATCAATGGTAGCATCGGTCGTTGTGCCATACGGAGCACTCGTACTGCTCTTCAGCTCTGCCACTCTCACGCCATCTACCTCTTGCAGCGCGTCAATGAGCGCCATGTTAGAGTATGCACCATTAAATGGCAGGTTCTCGATATAGTCCTTGATGGCCTTCTCACAGTCGTACTGTACTGTGGTAGGATCCTTCATTGGATTGTAGTAAATATCCACCTCGCAGTTGAATAAATCCGGAGACTGATTCACGACCAAGAATCGAACACCTGCATCCTTGATCTCTTGGATATATGCCGTCAATTGTGTGGCATGTTCTTGGCTCAGTGGCTTCCGCTCTCCGGTTGTTACATCTTCACCGGCAACCTTGATCGTAAGCAGCGAGGAATCGGAGTTCTCGCTGGCTACAGCATGTTTCACTACACGAGCAGCTGCTATCTGGTCATCATCCATGCCTTCCGTGTCATAGGTGTCACGATCTTCAGGAAGAGAGGTGTCTGCCATGAAGGCGAGTACTTTGTCTCGATACCACTTGGGGCGGTGGGGAATCATAGCATCAATTTCAGCATTGACCTCGTTTCGATAGAGGTCCCAGAGCCGTTCAAGTACATTGGTACAGAATGCCACCACATAGAGTAAAAGTCTCCATATTGCCGTGCTGCTCGAGCTCGACAGTCCATCCAGTGCCGGAATCTGCTTCTTCTCATCAAGCAGCGTGTTGAAAATCGTTTGAGTTGATCGTGCCATATTAAGAAACAATAAAGTCAATTTCTATGCCCATATATTCGATACCACCATAAGGGTTTAGGGCTTCTTGCTCTTTGGTGGTTGCTGTTGCCGGAAGAATGCCTCGTTCTCTATAGAACTCAACATTGTCTCGGTCTTCATTCTCTGTTTCTGGTATCTCTAAATCAGTTCCGGTCAAAAGTTCATCCGTGAGGCAGATACCATTCATGAGCGCCAACTGAAGAGCGTCTTCAGCTGCTCCTGTCTCCTGCATTGCTATATCCAGGAGTGATTGTCCGTTTTTTACTTCCATTCTGCTTCTACGTTGAGTTTTGAACCGTTGATATTGACGGCATTTACACGCATACCGTCTCGCGTAAATTGCTCACGAACCTCGCGGCTGAGTCCATTCATTCGTGGTGTCTCCAAATAGTTCACCACTCCAACGCCCATTGTCGGGTTCTGCTTCCATTCCCCTTTGTTGGTTTGGAGCAAAAGCATTTGTGCCTGCTTCAGTGACTCTCCTGAGCAGAAGTCTCCATTCTTCAGCTGGGGCTCAAAATTTTCGTTCAAAAGAATATCGTTCATGGTTTGAATGCCGTTTGATTAGTGTTTGAAGTTATCGTCTGCGAATGTGGTCACATCCGGGTTCGGGGTGTTGCTACCGGTGAAGGCTACTGTTAATGACCCCGGACCAGCAGGAGTGGTAACGCCTCCCATTAGTGTCAATTGAATAGCCTGCATATCGGCATACACCTTCGCCATCCACTCGACCATCTTATCACACTTGACCATACCGATTGTTCCATCATTCAAGACTATGCCGTTCTGATCCATCACAATCTTCTGCTGACCGATGTTGATTTCCACGCTTTCAGTCTCAGCAGCTTGTACTACCATGTACTGGTCTGTTTCCTCAATCTGTACGGCCAGCACGCGGCTTCCTATCTTTGGTATCATCAGAATACCGGTGTTACCCTGAGTGATGCACTGGAGGCGTACCCCATACATCATCAGTCCATCATCATCCAGTGTGCATGTCCGGTTCTGCTGATCTACGGACTTTACCTCTGCCAGTACGCTCACCGGTTGTTGCTTCTTAGCGAGATTCTGAAAGCCCTGTCTTATATCTTCTTCAGTTACCATAGTGACGCAGTTTGATTTGTTGTCGAGCACCAGACTCACTGAATGATCCATCTATCTCTTCCACGAAATAGGTTCCGGCTCTCTCCGGGAATCGTTCGTCGCTCAGTTCTACCTTATCGCATTTCCGGACATGAGGCTCGATGAAGCACTGCACTGTGCCTTCATAGCCGGAGTAGTCATTTTCCTCTTGTAGCTCACTCGCAGCCTTTTTGAGGAAGTCTGCCGGTAGCCCCGGACGGACTTTCACCTCTTTCACATTGCTGTACTTCTTCGATTCACTCTTAGTCTTCTTGGTTGTTCCGGCTGGGTCTTTCGATACGATGTTGATCTGTACCTCTTGTGCCTCCTGTATCTTCAGGTCTCCGGCCTCGATGATGTTCCAACCGACACGTAGCTTGACTGCATCTTGCGAACGTGTCGGGTCTGCATACACAAATTTCGATGCACCGGCATACAGATATTCACCATCGAAGAAAACACGGCAGCACAGCTCCTTCTGCACCCACTCGAGCACCTTCAGCGCCGGGCTGTTCTTGAACCATACCGAGGATAGAGGCACATCATCCATCCGTGGACTCAACTTGATGCCTGTACCTGCTGTGAGGTCCATCAGTATCTTTTTGAGGGTTGTTTTCTCGTAGCTCTTGGTAAAATACTTTTCCCGGAGCAGATAGGCGTACCCTTCGCATTCTATGACCATGTTGTCAGCAAAGTTCACCTTCAGTACATAACCACGGAACACTTCCACGTTCCTCTGATCATAACCTAAAGCCACCACCACTTCATCCCCACGCTTGAACGGTACCGAGTTCACACGCTTCATCTGAGCACCTCCATTCGTCTCCATCACGCCGTTGGCTTGACCGGTCTTCGCGCCCTGCTTCCTCACGTATGGTGATAGTGGCAGGGTGATGGCGCAGGTGTCTGTGAAGTTACCCGTGCCACACTTCCAGGTCACACTGTTCGCCTTGATAGAACGGTATTGACCAATGCGTATGTCAGATGTCATTACGAACATATTACTTGATGATTAGTGAGTCGATATAGTCGCTTTCGCAGGTGAACTGAAATGGCCGGTGGCGAAGGTTCTTTCCTTGTTGATCCGGGAACTCCATGTCGGTGATACATACATATCTGGAGTTGTCCAAGAACAGGTCACTCAGGGCGTTTGTGAGAAGCACGTGTTCGGTACTCTCAAATAGTTGTCTCAGCCTCCAGATGTCATCATCCGGCATGGCCTTTCCTGGAGGGGCAATCAGAACACCTTTCACGGTGAACTGGTAGTCTCCTACCTGGAACATCTCTTTCACGGTGCCGATACGCTCGCTCACAGCAGTACGAATCACCTGCTTGGTTCCTTGAACGCGGATAGTGCAGCATGGTATCACCACCTCATAGTCTCCATCCGAAATACGGACAGGCAGAAACACCTCGCGTCCTTCCAGGTTCTCCTTCAGGTTTGCATCAAATCGAGTGCCTGACCAATTCGGATCAATCTTCTCCGGAATGATATAGTGCTTCGATTGGAAGTAGGTGTTGTATAGGTCTTGTAGATTGGTAACTACTGTCATCATACGCTTATACGGATGCTGCACCTTGCACCAGAACACGGCTTAGAGTCTCCAGAATCACTTCCTCGATCTTTGCCCTGCTCTCTTGCAGGCTGGTTGTACTAAATGTGAGGTTGTCAAAGAATTTCTGCACGTTGATGTTTACGACCTTGGGGCCGCTCGATGCAACGGCAGACGATGCTGACTTTGCACTGGCATTGTTC